TGGGGCCGCAAGCAAACGAGGAAGGAGCTATCATGACCAAGGCATTGCACTCAGAGCGTTTCAGGATGAATAAGGCGCTGATAAGGTGTGAGCATTGCGGGCAGTGGTTTGAGAATTGGGCGGTTCACGACAGACATCTCAATATCGAGTCCAATAGGGGTATACTTAGTCTTAACGAGGATCGTCCTTGTAAGGTGTCTCCTCGTGGGGCGTTTCCGGTTACCGTTTGGATTGACACTACTGAAAGGCATTGATCATGGCGGGTTCGAAAGTCACCCAGGGCGTGGCTCTTATCTTCACCGAGGAGCTGCCCGATTATGCGGCTCATCGTGTGCTGTTGGCTGAGACGATTGTGCAGAATCGTGAGACGTTGATTCAGTTCCATGAGATTACTGCGAATATCTCGGCTGCTTCGACGTTGCCCTTGAACAGGGGCCAGCTGAATTGCGACCTCCATGAGTGCATTCAACTGGTGAAGGATTATCTGTGGATTGTTGCTGATGATGAGGTTCAGCCGGTGTTCGTCTACTTGAAGATGGCGGATATTACTCCGTATGAGGATGCTATTCATCCTCAGGGTTGATTGATCGTATTAGTGTGAAAGGAGATTTGATCATGGATAAGTTCATCGAGGTTCTGCTCATCATTCTTTGCATGCTGGCCTGCTTTTGGTGTGGTATGCGTTATGAGAACCGCATGGAGGTCGAGCGTTACAACCATATGGTGTCTCAGCTTGAGAATGTACAGAAGCAGACGGGTGTGCAGTACGATCAGTCGTTCGTTGATTTCATTAATAAGGCGGCTCCTGGGGGTGAGCATTGATCATGAGTGTCGATTCGGATTTCGAGGATACTGTTAAGATTTGTGAGTTCTACGCCGACACGGGTGAGACTTTCGAGGTGGATCCGGAGAATTTCAGGGTCTTGTTGGGAGCTCGTGAGATCAGTATCGTGAGGCGGGATGGGCGGTTGTCTGGTTATCTTGTGATTGAACCTGACGGCTTCTCACATTTGGAGGATGATTTGGATTCCTACTTCCAGAGCGTTCTTGATTGGGAGGCGATGTCATAGTGGATTACGATCCGTGGGAGGAGTTGAATATTTTCATCGAGTCGTTTCAGCCGTTGAAGGAGCTTGATGGGTTCCAGGTTGATTTCGACTCATGCGCCGTGTTCTTCGATGGGAATCGGGTCCGAGTGAACGGTCCTGAGGGTTGGGATATTCAATCCCACAACGGGGATAAGACGACGAATCAGGATGGGGCGTATCGTTGGGTTGAGTCCGAGTACGGTATGCTTCCGAATACGGTTCCGCAGTACATGCACCCTTATGAAGGAGATTATGATGACTGAGTTCAAGATGTTGAAGGAGCTGGCTCAGAAGCTTCAGAGTCGTTTCGGTGGCGCGCCGGTGATCGATGTGGTGAATAATTGCGTCATCTACCGGGATAGTGTGATCGCCATCCAATTGTGTGCTTCGAGGTTCGATGAGTGTTTGTGGACGGTGGACACGCCTGGCGGGTACGAGTCGTTCCGTCGTTCCCCTGAGGTGGAGGGGGTGTTGTCCGCCATCTACTCCTACAGCCTCGTGTGAGCCTCCCTGAGAGCCTAGAAGAGCTCCCCCGGTACGATGTACCAGGGGAGCTTTTCTGTGCCGTCTACGGGCCTCCTACGGCCTCACACACCTGAGCGGATGGCGTCGTAGGGCATGAACCATCTGGCTCTGGGGAAGCGGGTCCAGTGGCGTATGCCGCCTTTCATCTGCGCTCCGACGCAGACACCGTCCCATTTGCTGTCGTCGTACTGGGGCACGTCCTTGTTCCAGAGGAGGAATTGGTATTTGCCCTGCGTGCATTCCTGCCTGGGGAACCATATCTTGTCACCCCATGTTCCCTCGGTGGAGTTGTGGAGCTGGAAGTAGGGTTGGATCCACGAGTCGGCTCCGGGCCACACCATCCATGAGAATTGCCATAGGGGCGTCCATCCGCAGATGTTCCACGTCCACCACCATTCGGCGCCGTCACGGGTGTCTAAGACCTGGGTGTATCCGTCTGTCACGGAGTGGTCGAGGTTCTTGGACCCGTATCCGGCGTAGTTCTGCTCGTCGAGGAATGTGCTGGAAGGCGCCCAGTTATTGACGTCGGTGTAGGCTTTGATGCCTTCGATCTTTTTGACCGTGGCGACAGCCAGGTCCGCCTTGGTTTGGATGGCGGCCTGGTCCTTTTTGACGTTCTCGATCTGCTTCTGGAGTGCGAGGAGGTTGTTCGCGGCGTCGGAGGCTTTTGTCGCCGCCTGGTCGGCGGCGCTGCGCGCGTTGGTGCCGATGACGCGTACTTCGGCGAGAGCTTCGCGGTCTCGTTGGATCATCCCTTGAATGCTGCGGTCGGCTTCTTCGAGGGCGGTGATCTTGGGTTGGAGCGCGGCGGCGTCTCGTTGTGCGGCTTGTGCGATGGCTTGGACCGCTTCTGCGGCGGCTTTGGCGTCGGCTGCGGCTTTGGTGTTGGTGCGCGTCGTGCCTTCGACGGCGTTCATGCGCCCGGTGAGGTTGGTGACGGCGTCGGCGCTACGTTTCATGTTGGCCGCTACTGCGTCGAACTGGGTGTCCGCGTAGGCCACACAGTTGGATAGGGTGCACCCCTCCACAGTACGAATATTAACAATGAACTGCAGGTTCGTGCCGGGCTTGTACGGCACCGACACGCGGACGTCGATCGGGTACGGTTGGGAGTCGCCCGGAATCTCGATCGTGTCCGCGTACACGTTCTCCTTCCACTTGTTATCGGCGATCGTGTAGTACGACACGCAGAACCTGGCACGGCTGGCTCCCTGGGCGACGGCGAGTCCCGTGATCCTGTACGAACAGCCCTGGGGCCCGGTGAACCTAGGGCCCTTGGCCATGTTGGCGTCGTAGTTCCTGTCCTCCGACTTGGAGGCGACCAGCGAGGACCCGACGACTTTCAGAGCCGAGCCGACCACCCAGTTCGACGACATCTTCCAGTAGTCGTCCAAGGGGTCGACTCCGCTCCCGGCGGGGCCGGCAGGGCCAGGATCGCCCTTGGGACCGGCCGGTCCTGCGGGACCAGTTGGACCGACGGGGCCCTGGGGACCTTTCGCACCAGGCTCGCCTTTAGCGCCGGTCGCCCCCTGCGGGCCCATGGGTCCTGCAGGCCCAGTGTTTCCCGATACTCCCCGTTCACCCTTCTCCCCCTTGGGTCCGATGGGGCCGGGTTCGCCCTTGGGGCCGGGCAGACCCCGCTGCCCATCCTTACCGGGAGGGCCCGGGTTCCCCTCGGGTCCGCGGAGCCCGACGTCGCCGCGAGGCCCGGAAGGTCCGCGGTTGCCGCGTTCACCCTTCGGTCCTTCGGGGCCCGGGTCGCCGACGGGGCCTTTGGGTCCCTGCGGACCGACGGGCCCGCGGATCATGCCCTTGGCGATGTCGTCCCTGATCTTCATCATCTGATCGCGCGCCTTGGCGACGTCGATCTCGATCTGCGTCGTGTGCAGCGGGGACACGGGCTCGTGGGCGACGAGCTGCGACAGCAGGTTGGTGCCGTCGTGCAACGGGGCGTGCAGGTCGAGCACCTTCACCCTCCCCCGCTTCAGGATGATGTGGTGCGTCCATGGCTCCGGCGGGTTCGTGTACGGGCCCGCGATCTCAACGGGAACACTGAACTGTCCCTCCACGTCCACCGTGAAGGGTTTGACGATGACGCCTGCCGCGGTCGTCACCACTCGTGGGTCGGGCGCCACCGTCAGAGTGCCGGCGGCGTCCCGACCGGCCGCGTCGGTGAGGCGGCCGGTCAGGATCGCACTCATGGTTAGCCCTCACCTCCGGCGAGCTTCTTAGCAACCTTCTGAATACCATCGCTGATCTGGAACAGCAGGTAGAAGGCGGAGCCTGGGTTACGGACCCCCTCCTTACCGGGGCTGAACGTGTCAACAAGGCTGCTCAGGGTGGCGTTGGCGTCCTTGAGCTGGCTGACGATGGGGCCGTCCCAGCGGCGGCCGGCAATACCGGCACCTGTCTGGTCCGAGACCTCAACGAGCCTGTCGCGGATCTCCCTCAGGAGATCGGTGTTCTCCGACATATCGAGATCATCCTCTGCATAGTAGGAACCGTCGTATCTGATCCGGTGCGTCCACTGGGCACCTATTGTGAGCGGATGGTTGAGATAGGAGCATGCGCACCGGACCTCACCGCCCGTTTGGTCTCCGGCGTATCCGTCGATGTCGCCGAACTCACTGATCCAAGCCTCGCAGATCCATCCGTTGCACACGATGGCCGTGTGCCCGTCGGATCTCAGAACGTCCCCGTCCTCGACGGGCATACCCGGATACCACTCCTCGGCGGTGAAGCCGCGCTCGGTCATGCACGCCACCTCGTTGCCGGTCCACATGGACTTGGGCAACGGGTCGGGCAGGCCGGCATTGTTGAAGCAGTACACCACCAGCTCGCTGCAGTCGACGTTGACGTTGACCGCCTGAGAGGTGGGGGACGGGAGGTTCCAGATCGTCAGGCGCTCCGGCTGCGAGTAGCCTACGCACGGGTTCTGAGTGATATCCCATGCGATCTGAGAGGCGTCCGACTGAAGGCTCATCTCAGCCCTCCTGCGGGGTCTCCACGTTGGCGTCCGCGACGGCGAACAGGGCCGCCAGGAACGGGGTGATGACGTCGATGACGTCCTTGGTCAGGACGCCCTTGACGGCGAGAACACCGCAGCCGGCGATAGCGACGCGGTACAGGTACTGGCGAACCTTGGGGTCAACCAGGCCTTTGAGTGCGCTCATAGCAGTTCTCCTCACGTTGTTTGTCGATCTTCGACTCGATCTTCTCGAGCCGCTCCATGACGCCCGGCCGTCTGGGGACGCCCGGTCTGGCGGGCACCCCGTTCCAGTCGTCAAGAAGATTATTGAGTCTCTTCATCCTCGAATTGACCCATGCCGCGAATCCTCCGATGGTGACGAACGACGTGAGTGCCGTGATGAGACTCTGGAGGTCTATGAAGAAGCCCATCCCATGTTCCATTGATCACCTCACGAAGATTTCAGCGAAAGCGTTGCGCGACTGGGGGCTGTCGAAGAAGACACGTCCCTTCCGGTAGGAGCCTCTGAGCATCTCAGCGATCTTGTCACTGTAACTCATAAGCACCTCACCCTCCCGGAGAGCCATCTTATTGGTATTATACACCTTCTCGACCCGGGGTCTCTTCTGCTGACAGAACAGTGTCCCCCCGTCCATCCACAGAGAGAAGGCTCCTAGGTCCGTCTTGACGGTGAACAGGTATTCGGCTGTTCCCGTCTTGCGCTTCACGAACTGGCCGGTATTGTCGGCGAACGTGTTGTCTATCGAATAGTCGGCGTATTCCTCGTCGAAATCTGTCACGAACTTACCGAAGCGCGTAATCGCCACCTGTGAGGCGAACCTCTGTGAGTCCACGAATTGGGCTGCCACGAACCCGTCCCCGTAGGTGATGAACTCCTTACCGGGGGTCGGGGTGATGTGCCATTTGATGAAGTACGGGTTCATGATGGAGATGGCGTTGGACAGCATGAGGACCCGGGTCCGGTCCTGATACCGGTCCACCGTGGAGTAGAAATCGAGGAGTGCTTTGACCTCGTCCTTCAGGTAGTGGATTGTGCCTGTCTCGATGATGAACTCATCGAAGATGATGGTCGTTACCTTCGGGTACGGCGTACTCTTGTGCTGCGCCGACGTGGACAGCGCCAGGAAGTATCCGGCCTTCCGCCAGGCGTCCTTGTCCTCGCCCTTATTGCGCCAGCAGAGCGCTCCGCCGCGTATCTCGAACTCCTGCCCGGAGAACTCGTGGGCCACGTCGGCGACGAAGCTTCCGCGCGTTTTCAGCTCAGTCTTGTACCGACGCAGGTAGATGAACTCCTCTCCGCGCTCTATCGCTCTTTTGAGTACGTACTTCTTGGCTCCGTAGGACTTACCGACGCCCCGGGCGCCCATGACCATGTTGAACACGGCGTTGCGGGAGAGGATCTTGTCGAACGAGTAGTAGTCGAACTTCTTAGACATAGCGCTTCAGCTTCCACCTGCACCCGCCGAACAGGGACGTGGCGTGCCCGTACGCGGGCCCGCGTACGCCGTCGGGGCCCCGCTGTCCGATGATGGTGTCCTTACCGGTCTCGCAGCAGTATTCGACGTGTCCGCCACCGGAATACCAGCGGCAGACGATGAGGTCGCCCTCCTTGATCTGGCTGGTGGCGTTGAACCGGCCGCCGCCCTCGGCGATGACCTTACCGCCCTCGGACATGAGCACGGTGGTGCCGCCCTTGCCGATGTCCATGCCCATAACCTTATTGTACAGCCACCATACGAACCCTGAACAGTCGGTGACGCCCGACTTGTCCGGGTGCAACCGGGGCTCGTACCACTGGTGGTAGACGTACTTGCCGATGGAGGCTTTGGCCAGCTTCGTCATCTCGCCGATCTTGCCGGAGTCGCCGCCACCGCCTCCGCCGCCGTCGCCGCCTTTCTTGTCGTCTCCGTCGTCGGACTTCTGGTCGGCGCCGTTGGCCTTCCAGAACCCTCCCACAGTGGGGTATGCGGCGGCGTTGGAGCCGTCCGACATGTAGATGCGCAGCACGCCGGAGCCGTCGGTTCGGGCGTGCTTGATCTTCTTCTCCTCCTTGGCCTTGTCCTCACCGTCCTTGGAGTTGTCCCCGCCGGAGTCGCCGGGGGATAGGGTGATGCCCTTCGTGTCGAGGTTCTTGATCATCCGGTATGCGATGACGTACCTCTGCCCGACGGCGTACCACTCCCCCGAGGCTTTGATGGCGTTCGCCATGGAGTCGAGGGTGGGCGCCGATCCGGCGCTGGCCACGAGCCTGTTGAGGATGCGCGCGTAGTTGCCCCACCGGTGCATTACTACGATGAGGAGCATGCCGGCTTCGGTGTACTTCTCCGAGTCCAGCCCGATGGCTTTGAGCCTGGGGATGTACTCGCCCTCCAGGTCCTTGCGCATCTGGTTGTTCTGTATCTTCTTACCTTCTTCTGAGGCGAGCGCCGCTGATAACTTCTGCCTATCGGTCCCTCCCAGGGACTGGTATTTGCGAGCCATCGTCCACGTGCCCTTGCCGGCGGCCAGCCAAGAGCGGATCGTGGGGCCGAACACGTTCTTGTCGGGGAACTGCTGCAGCAGGTCGTAGGCGCGACCCTGGGTCCACTGTCCGATGCCGAGCGACAGCGTGTCGGGAGCGGTGATGATGCCGTAGTTGAACCCCGCCTCGACAGTAGCCAGGGTTGCGATGATGCACGCCTTATGTTTGTCGTCCCATGCCATAAGTTCCTCCTATACGATGCGGGGCGCCGAGGGTCACCCGACGCCCCGCGGTTGATACGGCCCAGATCAGTGGGCGCGCATCATGCAATTCGACAGGTCGAACCGGGTGCTGTGATTCTTGTCAGTCAGGAACACGGTCTCGATGTGATACCGGCCGGGTCCCTCGAAAGCCTCGAAGATACCAGTGCCCTGCGAGTAGACCATCGCCTCCGGCCACGGGCCGTAACCGGCGACGAAGGAGCTCCAACGCCGCTGGCCCTTCGGCCCGGTGACACGGATGTCGAAGTGAGTGTCCTGAACGTTGTGGACGGTGTGACGCATGATCGCCACGATGATCCACACGTCATCGGCGTCGAAGTCCAGGTCGAACTCCATGACCGTGACCGGCCGCTCCTCGGGGGTCGACAGCGTACGGTCGCCCGACCCGGCGGTGACCTCCTTGAACCGCTTGTGCAGGGCGCCAACCCTGTTGGCCGCCTGCGTGGCCTGCACGGCCTGACCGGAAATCGCGTTAGCCGTCGTCTTAGCGTCGATGGAGGCGGTATTCGCGGCGTTGGCCGTGTCCAGTGCGGCGTCGGCCCGATCGCGCGCCTCCTTGGCCCTGGCGGCTGCCGACGAAGCCACCTTGTTAGCCTCAATAGCCGAGGTGTTCGCCGTCTCGGAAGCCGTGGTCGCCTTCGTCGCCATATCGAACGCACGGGTCGCGTCAGCCTTTGCCTGAGAGGACACCGACAAGGTCGACTGGGCGGCCTCACGAGCACTGTGAGCGTCATCGGACGCAGCGTTCGCCGTCGTCAGAGCGCTGGTAGCGTCACGGGACGCCGCCTTGGCGGTGACGGTCGCCCCGCCGAGACCCTTGTCGATCTCCTTCATGGCGGAGTTGAAGTCACCCAGCACGCTGAAGTGATCAGATGCCACGTAGAGCGGCAGGTTGAAGTTCTCTGTCTTGTTGGTTGCGGGCATATTGAGCCTGCCTCTCTGTCAGGAGACCACCATGCGCTGGAGGTCCGGGATGTTCAGGTTATCGATGTAGTTCAGATCCTTGGAGGTGATCTGGTCACCCCCGGTGAACTGAGCCTCGTAGACGTCGTAGACGATGTCGATGACGCGCTTGTACTGCCCCGTCACAGGGGAGAACCCGTAGTTCGGGGACAGCGCCGGCATCACGTACTTGCCGATCGTCTCCAGTTCGGAGATCGTCAGCGGGACGTCCTCCAGCTCCTGGGCCGTGAGCCCCAGCTGGCTGAAGTCCTCGGCGAGGAGCCCGCCGACCGTGTACCGGTTGTGCATGTCGTTGATGAGCTCCTGGAGAGTGGAGCTCTCCCCGCGGAGCCAGTTGAAGACATGCGCCTCATCCGATTCGAAGTGCTTCTTGACGAGCGCCTTCAGATCGTTCTCGAAGGTGTTGAACTCGTCGTCGTACTTGGCGATGGCGGCCGAAAGCATCTCGCGAACCTGGGATGGGAGGGCATGGTAGCCCTCCATCTCCTTGCGCACGTCCACAAGGAGCCTGGAGACGGCCTGGTTGTAGTCGGAGGCCAGCCCCTGCATCTTCGCCGAGAACTGATTGACCAGCCCCTCACTCACCCACGAGCGCATCTCCTCCATGAGCTGGAGGTAGGTGTACCCGTCGCGGTAGGTGAACGGCGTGACGTTCGTGACCCTGTAGTCGCCAGGGGTCAACTGGTACTTGTTATCAATATAGTCCATAGCCCCATCCGTTCACGTACTCGTCTCCTGAAGATCGGATTTGCATGAATAGGCCTCCCAACTCCGAGATAACGGACATGTCAATGTTGAGGAAGGTTTCGCGCCATTTCTGGAGGAGGTCGGCCTTAGGAGTATTATACCCCCACGACCGTGTGACATTCCCGGCCTTAGTCCCGGTCGTCATCGCGGTGTCGGAGGACCGCTTCTGCTGATCCTGCGTCGCAGAATTGGAATGGTTCTGACCGGACCCCTTCGACGACGTGTCGTTGGCGGCCGTCGCATAGTCATCATGACCCGACAGGCGCGTCTGCGGCATCTGAGATTGCACTGTGCGGGCCTTCGACTCCTCCGAGGAGGTCACTCGCGAATCACTGGACAGCGTCTGCTCCGCGTTCTGCTTCGTGTGCATGTCCTGGGTGGTGTCCTGCGTGGAATCCCCACTCGAATGCACGTCGTGAGTCACCATCGGATCGAAGTCGACCAACTCCGACTCGTACAGCTGGTTGTAGAACGGCATGATCTCATTCATCTTCACCTTCAACTGGTGGATGAACATGTCGATCGACTCATGCGCGATCTCGTTGTACCAGTAGTGGTCGAGAATCTTCTGGTTCAAAGAATCCCGATACGACTCATCGAAGATCGGATATTCGTTCAGCCCGACGTTGAGCGGACCGACGATCTCCACCACCTTGCGCAGCTCAAGTGTGTAATCAGCCATTGTTCGGGTTCAACTCCTGCTGATCGGTCGTTCCCAAGTCCGGGTTACCCTTGTCGAGAGTATCTCCAATACCCCCGAGAGCGGCCGCGGCAAGCATAGCGTTCTGAGCGTCCGCGGGCTGAGATTCGTCAAGGTTCCACCTCACATCCACCTGCAAGTCGTACATCTTATTGATATGCTCGCATGCGTACTTGCGAGCGTTCATGGCGACGGCGCGCATCGCCAAAACCTGGCCCGAGGAGCCGCTGGCCTCCTCAGCCACCATCCGCTCCCGCTTCTCCGAGTTGACGTTCATAATCCCCAGGAGCGTGAGAGCCTCGTTCCACGTCTTGACCTTGGCCTCCATCACGTCCTGAATCTGATGCGGTTTGAACCCGACGTCGAACATGGTCACCTTCTCCGCCAGCGCCGCAGGAGAGAGAGCCTCGGTGCCGAAGATGACCGGCTGCCCCTCGGCGACTTTGCGGAACGCGTTCACGAACGACTGATACTCGTTGTTATCCACCGAGAACACGAATGGGTGGCGTGCGGAGAGCATGTTCACCTCAAGTGTGCGATCAAACGCGGCGAGCCTCTGGGAGTAGATGTCGATGATGTCCCAATCCGGTTCCCGCAGATAGTTCGACCAGATCGGCACGCAATGTCTGGCGTCCAAAGTCTTGGAGAATACCTGGTTGCCGTAGACCGTGAAATTAGTCGGGTTATCGTACATGTTCACCTGGCCGAGCCCCGTGGCCCGAAGCGCCATGAACCTGTCGAACTCCTCATCGAAGTAGAACACAGCCAGCCCGTCGTACATGAGAGTAGCCTCCAAGTAGCGGCGGTCCACCGTGTCCGGCAGCCCCGACCAGGAGAACCGGTTCACACACATCTCCGACATGATCCTCTTGTACATGCGGACAAGGAGAGCCTCACGGTTGATCGACGGGTTATTCTTGAAATGCCCCCCGTTGACGAAAGGCTCGTAGATCTCCTTACGAACCCAATCCCGCTCGCCGTTTCGCTTCACCATATGATCCCCTTAAGCGGCTTGTTGTTCGCCCAGTCGATGCGCCCGATCATCGTCTGGTCCTTGTGCCACACGGTGACACCCTTCTCGAAAATACCCCTGATCGTCTGACGGAACGTCTCGGGCATCGTGGAGCGGGAGATGTTCATCTCCGCCATCTTCCAATACGTGAAATGCTCCATGCAACGGAAGTCGCCCGGAGGCACCACAGGTGAATTCATCGCATACCCGTACCGGAGCCAGAACTCCCCGATGCGGCGCACAGCATCCTCAGGGATGAACTTGAGTCTCTCGACAATGCTCCACGACTCCGCGGCCAGCATGAAAGCATCACCCCCGACCTGACCCGATGTCGTCGGGGCGATCGTCTGAGCGTCCTGAACCCTGGCGTTGATACCAGCGATAGCGTTCGCGTAGTCCCCGTTCGCCGCATACTTCGCGTAGGCCAGGTTCGTGTCGGCGTTGTAGCGCATGTACCCCTGGTTCAAGTTCGTTAGCGCGGACGCCTGCTCGGCGGACATGCGCGCCGTGTTCACCTGCTGGGAGTACGTCATACCCGCCTGCGCCATCGTGGACGCTCCTGACAACGCCGACCCTCCCAGACCGGCCAGGGCGCCCAGAGGCCCTCCATTGGCCAGACCCATGAGGGTTGACCCGATCACCTGACCGCCGACACCAATGCCCGTCTTCTGCAGGCCCATGCGGGCGTTGTAGCCGGCGATGTCCTGGTTCCAGGAATTGTTCAGAGCCGTCTGCTGCCCCGCCTGGGCGATAGCTGCGTTGGCCTGGTTGAACTGGGTCTGGGCCCCGTGCAGGGCCCGCTGCTGCGACCACTCGGCGCTCTGATGCTGGTAGGCGATCGAATGCGCATTCTGCGCCTGGAACATCAGATAGCTGTTGTTCGTCAGGCTGAACGTCGGCAGGTTCGTGAACCCAGTCATCACGTCGAAGTGCTCCGACCAGCCGTCGTACTGATCCATGTGCCCGCGGGTTCGCTGACCGAGCGAATTCACCGTGAACATGATGCGCGGGTTCGGGGGCACCACGTGAGACCACTGGGTCACCGCCAAGCCGGCCGACTGAATCATCTCCGGCTTGAGCAGCAGCGGAGTGCCGGAGAACGTGGTCACCTCGACCAGGAGGTACGGGCTCGTCCAAAACTTCCACAAGTGCCGGTACCTGGCGGGGAGAATGTCGTCCTTGCGCAGCTTGTCAGTCAGCGTGATCGACTTATTGTTGACGAGACCCTTCTCGCCGATACCCTTCTCCAGGTCGTACACCTCGGCGCCCTGGCGGGAAATGCGTGTGTCGCCACCCTTGGGGTCCACTCCGGAGGTGCCCGGCAGCTTGACCTTCAGATCCTTGATCTCATCAAAGTTGATAACACCCTTCGGGATAGCCGTGATGGACACGATACCCTGTGACACCCACGGCACCAAAGACATGGCGTTCGTGAACACGCGGAACCAATCCGCCTTCATCGCGTAGATGGACGTGCCGTTCGGGACGCCCTCGGCGAAGCTCCCCTTAGAGGCTGTGAACGTCGGGTTCTTCTCATCCCCGTAAGGCTGAGTGAGGTCCACAGTCGAAGCGATGATGATGTCGAAGTTGGCTGTATCGATCTTGCCGGCGCTGGGTGTGGAGGCGATAACCTTCCTGTTCACGTCGACGATCTGATACTCCGAACCCAGGTCCAGCCCCTCCGGCACCGTCATGTACTTCTGACCGTAGTAATCCCAACCGTTCTCAGCGGCGATCGCCATGTGGGACCGTTCGCAGTAGGAGCGACGCACATTGAACTGGTGCATGTACGTCTGCCACACGTCCAACTGAACGGTGATCTGAGTGGTGGCCGGGGCGATGTAGTCGACGGACGTGATGAAGTAGAAGAATGTATTCCGCGAATTATAAGCGTCACGGTTGTTACGAGCCACTAGGTAGTTGTACTGGTTCGCTTTCGAGAACGGGATCGGAATCCTGATCGGGGCGCCCTGAGCGCAGTAGGTCAGGGACTTAACCTCGATGCGCGACGAGTACTCGTTGACGATCGCGTTGAACGCCTCATCGTAGTTGTCATACCACACGACGTCGCGATACTCCTGATCCCACACGACGTTCGTCAGGTACACCTCAGTATTGGGGGACCAGACAGAGTAGTCGAAGCCCATCCCGAACGAGCCGATATCCTCCGGCGGGTCATAAGCTGTAGGCATATATAGAGTATAGCACATAGGTTAAAGGGCCGGCCCGGGGAGCTCAAACTCGACCCGGACCGGCCCATCGCCGGTGAGGCAGAAAGGAGGAAGGACCTCACCGACGGGCTACCCTGCCCACGGCACTAGTGTACCACACGCAGGAGGCGATGTCACTTCTTCGGCCAGACCTTCACAGCCTTCGCCTTGTCGACGGCGATCGACGCCGTCTTCGAAGCGATCGTCTTCTTCACGTCAGCGCTGTCACGGTAGACCAGAGTAGCGGTGACAGTGACCGAGTCAGCATCCTCATCCTGGCCCAGGTGCAGGATGCCCTCATTGTCGATCTTCGTCCGCTGAGAGTTCGCACCCGACACGGCGTAGTCGATACCCAGCTCCAGGCCGTCAGTGTTGTCACCTGTCACAGCGAACGTCACCTCGACGTTGCCGCCCGGGATCGCTTTGTTAGCAGCGCCCACAGGCTTACCTCCCTGAGTAGCCGTGTAACCGCCCAGAGCCAGGTTCGCACCGGGCCGGACGCGAATGTTCTGATCGTCGTCACCGGTCCAGAACATGACCGCGGGGACGAACAGTGACGTGCTGATAACCTCCCAGTGGTGGAGGAAGTAGTTCGTACCCAAGCTGACCGGGTTCGGCTGGGAAGTGTTCTCCAGGAGGTTGTCCGCGATGACGAAGAAATCCTTCGTAGTCAGAATCGCCTGAGCCTTGTCGATCCCCATCTGCTCAGCGGGGACCGGGATGACCCGGGCGTACATGTCGACGGGGGAAAGGTTGAACGCCGCAGCAAGAGCCTCGACGTCGATATTCGCCTTCACCTCAGGAGTGACGATGAGAATCAGATCCTCGCGCTTAGCGAACGTCTCCATACGCGCGGCGTTGTACTGGCGGGACAGGAACGTCAGGTTGTCCGTCATCGCACGGACCCGCTTGATCAGCTGCTTCGCGTCGGACTCGGTCGCAGTCAGACTCCGAAGATCAGGGACCTTCACATGGTAGAAGCCGCCGTTCTTCTCGTACTCGGCGAACAGCGAGCAGGTCAACAGGAACTCGTCCCACTGGTCGGAAGTCGTCGGAGACGCCAGAATCTGACTCAGGTAGTTCTGCAGCCCCGACTCGTCCAGGAACGCACGACGCAGCTGGTCGCGGTTCACCGTGATCTTGTAATACTCCTGGCGGTTCACAGTGTGGAACTGGGAGGCGACATTCGGCTTGTGAGCGCCGAAGATATCCTTCTCCATGTAGTCGCGTTCGGAGTTGTAGGTGTACGAGGAGACCAGGCCCGTCTGCACCTCCTCGATCGTGTCACCGAAATTCAGCATGCCCCGCTTGAACTCACGCAGAGGGTTATTCCACGTGATGTCCCGGGTGATGTACGTGCCGACACGGTTGATCAGCGCGTCGGTGAACTCGTTGAAATGCGGGGTGTACGACGTCAGCTGCTGGACGACATCGGCGACGCTGCCCTTAGTGGCAGACGGAATACGGCGCTGATAGTCGGAAGTGGCGTCGTTGCGGATCCGATTCAGGATCTCGATGTTATCGAAGTCGCGAATGCGACCGCTGGGGAGCGTCATGGTCAGGCCTCCTTAGGCTTGGAGAAGAAGGAGGCGATGCTGCCGTCGTCCCCGTCGTCAGCATCGCTCGTGTCGTCACCGTGCGACTCCGCGTCGCCGGCGTTGTCCCCGCCCGCGCCGATGGCCTCGAGCAAGTCGTAGTTCTTGCTCTTCAGACCGTCGACAGTCTTAGACAGAGCAGAGTTGGAGTCAGTCAGCTCCGAGATCTTGGCGCCAGCACTGTCAGCCTTATCCTTGACAGTGTTGTAGGCGGCACGGAGATCGTCATAGATCGTCTCCGACGGCCCCTCCTCGCCAGGATTGATCAGAGACTGAAGGAGACCTTCAAAATCCATGATACCTCCATGCAAACGTATGGGCTATGAGTGGTAGTTCCACTCATAGCCCATACTATCACAGACTGCCGAGAAGCCTCGGCGGAGCAACCAACTCACTGCCGCAGGCCCGGTCTCATCCGGCGGTAGACGCCTGCGACGCCACCGATCAGCTCTCCTCGGTGTCTGAGCTCTTGAACGGACCGGGGGAGGGGTGAGAAGCCTCCTCCGACTCCGCAATCTTCATCTTCACGAACTCCGTAACAACTCTCCTCATGAGCTCCGGCTTGGGCACGTGAACCTCCCACTGATAATTGTCGAAGAACTCGACCACCCAGATGGGAAGGGTGAGGGAAACCGTCTTGGACTTGCGCATCATGTCTCCTTTACTGGGGTGAACGTGAAATGAGTCTCCGTGAGAAATGTTCCTCCCGGGATCATCTTGGGCACAAGTTTACCACCATACGTCTGGGACATCAACAGGTCCTCAGGCCAGATCTCATAGGGTTTGCCCGTATGAGGATTCTTCCTCGGCAGGCCCGCGATGTGCGTGTCGGGTTTGCCGTCGATCACCTCACAGTACTGCTTCGCCCTCACGAAAATAGCCCTATCGAAAGTGCCCTCGATCTTCCAGGCGCCCAAATGAGTGGGATGAATATTCAGACCCTCAGGCGGCTCCGTTCCCTTCAAATGAAGCGAATCCGTATCCGCGTAGAGGAAGCGATCATAGTTGGCTGCGGCAGACCGAATCGTATAGTCCCGGGCCCAGGAGGTCACGAAAACCCCGACGGGCGTGTACACAGGCTTCGCAACCTCCTCATTCTCAGACGCCACATACTTAACGACCCCGTTGTGGAGCGTGGGAAGCTTATTACGCCTCTCAATTCGGCTCGCGAACTTGCCGTACAGAGAATTGAGCATCAACTTGGCGATCTGTCTCTTCCCTCCCGTGGAGGACTCCTTAACACCCATCCACTTGTCGATGTAATCCTTGAAAGTACCCGTGCGGCAGTGGAATAGGGTGACGTCACTATAGCCGTACAGGTCCACATCGTACATGTCGTTGATGAGCTTCCAATCAACATTCGTCATACGCATCTCAGTCGGCTCATCCACCGCACGCTGATACTCCGTCGGGTTAGCCCTATGCGAACCGCGCAATTGAATGCAGGGGATACCCCGCTCCTTAAGTTTCGCGGTGAAACAAAATGTAGCCAACCAAAGATAATCGTCGGAGATCTCCTCAGGCGGAATATCAACCGAAATAGGCTTCCCGAAGGGGAGCGGCCTAGAATACATGATATACGGGTACAGAGAATTAACATCGAGAACCATGCCCGCACCCTGCACAACACCAGCAGTACGACTATCAGCATAAGTGAACCCGCCACGATAAGCGGCCCTCACCTTCGTGTCCTCCTCCACAGAAAGAGAAGGAAACCATTTCTTGAAAGTCTTCCTCCCCACAACATCCTTGAAACCCTTCAAAGCATCCGAAGAAGCCGTCATACTAGTAAGACCCTCAGCAAGCTGCTGACGGAGCGCCTCGGCAACAATCCCCGTATCATTACGCACATACTGACGCTCCTCAAACGACGGCCGGTAACCAGGCTCACGATAAGTTACGTAATCGATCACACCCTTGCTCATCTCGAGCCCATACGCCCCCGCCATGCTCTGAACAGAAAGAGGAATCTTCTTCAGCGAATCCATGAAAATAACATCAGCATCCTCAGTCGCAACCCAGATCCTGTAGAACTGACTCTCAGAGGAAATAATAGGGGTAAACGACAGTGGGGGAGGGGCGCCCTTCACAACAATCGGGTCATTGCAACGGAAGCCGTTATTAAGAAGCCAATCAATAATGTACCCGCCATCGAACTTCAGATTATGGAAGAACACCGTCCTCTCACCCACGAGAATGGAACGCATGAACTCATCGATCGTATAACCGATCACATTGACGTTCCAGTCATCAACATTCCTCACAGACCACAGCCAAACCCTAGTAGACTCGGGAAGCGACCCATCAACCGGAATATCAGCCGTAGTCTCGAAATCAGCACAAAGAATCTGCCTCTCATCGGATAGGGCGGACTTGCATCGTCTTGGCATAGCCGACAGCATCCTTTCCATTGAACAGATCCCCACTCTGAGCCGTAAACGCATCATCGGGGGAGTTGCGATCGGAATCGAACTCCTTATTCCCCTCATAACGGAACGTCAATCCTGATATGAACTCATCATCAACGGTCCACAAAACCCGAAGCAAATCATCCGGAAGATCCGACAAAGCCTTCAACTCAGGATTACCCGAACCCTCTGTGAGCTTACGAATATTGTTCCGAATACCCGCCACCATCTTCTTATCAGCCCTCGTGGTGGCGAACTCCCGCTCCCTCTCAGTGAGAATCTTAACAGCCCTCTCATTCGTAAAAGTCTGCACCTTGTACGGCTCGCGCTCGGCATACAAACGCGCAACATCCCCCTTATGGGCGTAAGGATTCTTGATGTCATAAACCTCAGAGAACGGCTTCAAACCCCTCCAAGGAATCTCAGTGCCCCCAACTCGTTGATAGAACTCCCTAGAATATTCGTTACTCCTCTTCTGAGCGTACACATAGCGGAGCATACTTTTAGCGGAAATCGGCTCCCCATAGCGGGAAGGGTAGTAAGAGACGTTAGGAGCCATGAACTCCTCCAGACGATGCGCATGAGCCTCTACCTGGGCCTTAGTCATGCGCCCCACTAGGGGAGTACCCTTACGCGGATCCAGGGCCGTACGGGCGATGTCAACGCCTCCTGCGCCCTGAGTAGCCTCCCTCAAAGGGCGCAGGACGGACGGAGCGTACGTCCCCTGACGAATCTTACTGATCTTCCTCGAAGCACGAGCCTCCAGACGACGAGCATAATCCCGCCAACCCTCAAGATCGGACGGCCTCTCAAGTCTAGCCATTGACGGACCCCTTTCTAGTCACGCTAATAGTATACCACAAAACACCAGGGAGGGCGCCACACAATAAAAGTGCGGCGCCCTCCATACGGACAAGATCAACGGCGATAAGCGCGCCGCGGGTTAGCCAAAGACGAACGGTCCCCCTTCTTCATATAGCCAAGAAACTTCGGGAAACGAATCTCAAGAGACTGTCCGGACCCATTCTTCGACTTCCACTCACGAAGAACCAAAGTCCCCGAAAGCGTAACCTGATCCCCCTTCCCAACAAGAGCGGTGATGTACTCATAAGAATCACCGAAGAAAGAAGCGTTCAAGTAAAGAGGCTCCCCATCGTCAACCCACTCCTCAGACTTCTTATCGAACTGACGGCGGGTAGCCGCAATACCAAGACGAACAATCAATTCGCCCGACTTAGTCTTAGCGGTCTCCGGGTCACGGGTCAGGTTGCCAGTAACGGTCATCTCAGCACTCATAAGAGTTGCCCTTTCTGTTCAGTGCTGCCAATAAGGCAGCGGATCTTGAATAGCGCCCACAAATGGCGTTGCTTGCGAAAGATAGTATACCACACTATCAAACGCGAAGCGCTGGAGGTTGGCGAGACGAGTATCGAACATGTCAGTCGTCATCGTCATGCGACGCACAGTATTCGAAAACAAGTCCACGTGAACTCTCTTCACACCCAACGTCAAAACAATGCGGTAATCACGACCGGCCCAAGTGACGGTAGTGAAATACTGCAAGTTGCCCCTATGGCGGGTGTAATTCCAGGTAGCGTCCTCGAACACTGGCAGTCGACTCATCGGTAGCTCCTTCCTCGTTTGCTTGTGGCCCCATCATAGCACACACCCACCAAGCACAACACATCGAACGCCGTGACCTGTGGCACAGACAAGACGGCACAGGATCCGCTTGGGGAAACTGACAGTGACTTTCAGTTCTCTAATAACACTCCCCC